AAGACCCGATGGGCAACAACGCAGAACTGCGCGACCTAAGTCGGACTGTCTATAACCTGAATGGCATTGTGGCGAACACCGTGGACAAGATGGTGGCACTTCCTACCTTAGATAAGGTGGTTGTGCCATACGGCAAAAGCAAAGCCAAGAAGCGTGAATACCAGAACAAGGTGCAGGCTACACTTGATTCCCTGCGGGACAGGGAGTTAGTGCGTGACTGTTTGCACAATTCGCTGGTGGACGGGATTGCTTTCTATTATGTAGATTTCAGGGAGCGTCCCATCAAAACAAGCGGAACCATGTCTGATGCAGATGTGCAAGGCATCTCAGAGATTAATGAGATGGTTCGGGCATCCGCTGTCAGTCTGCAACCTGAATACACGAAAATTATCGGGCTAAAGAACTCAAGCCCTGTGCTTGCCTTTGACCTGTCCTATTTTGATAAGGCTTCTGGCAATGAAAGCGCACAATCCAAATTGAAGAAGTTCCCGCCCGAGTTCCGCAAGGCTTATTCGACCTATTCAAGTTCTACTGGTAGGAACAAGTGGCTTGTGTTGAATAACGATCACACCATTTGTGTGAAGTTCAGGAGCAAGAAGTCAGAGCCTTGGGGCAGGCCCCTTGCATTGGCCGCCCTGCTTGATATTTATTTTGCAGACTATCACACGGACACCAAGCGCAGGGTGTTGGACGAGGTAAACAACAAGGTTGTATATCAGACCTTCCCCCCGGGCAAGGAGCAAGGTACAAGCGCACTGTCCTCAGACCAACAAAGGCAACAGCACGATGCGGTTAAGCAAGGCATCACCACCAAGAACAATCGAGGCGGGATTTCTTTTTTCTCCGTTGCATCTGGCACCAAGATTGATAGCCTGAGCGTGAACGTGGATGTGCTTGACGAAAAGAACGAAAGGAAGTTGCGGAATAACATCGCAACCTCTCTGGGGTTTGCTGAAGCCCTGTTGTCCGGCGCTGGGGACACGTCTTTTGCATCCTTGCAGGAGAACTTGAAGTTGGTGACTGCTACTGTGTTCAAGGTGGTTGACGAAATCACCTCTGAACTGAACAAGGTCATCAACGCCTGCGTGCTAAGGGACAAGAACTACCCTGTCAACGTGGTCTATCTGCCCATCACCTACGCCAACCGCAAGGAATATGTGGAGTACATGAAGGGCATCTATCTGCAGGGCAAGGGCAGCATCTCCTTATGGTCTGCTGCCATTGGCGTGCCACCGGATGCCTTCTTCAGCATTCTTGACCGGGAACTTGAGGAAAATATTGAGAACAAGTACCCGGTTCACCAGACCAGCAACACCTTGAGCCGCGAGGACAGGAAAACTGGTCGCCCAGAAAACGACAATCCAACAAATGAAAATACGGTCAAGAGCAAGACGAACAACGCTAACGCTTCTCCGAAGCCTAGCACTATGTAAGGCGAAAGGAGGTGAGGCGAATGCTTGGTTTTGAACTTTCTGCAAAGAAAAGAAAGAACGGTCGCCGTCCGTTCAAGGCAGTATTACATGAAGTGTTTTCCGATGACGTTGTAGAGAACAATGTCGGCAAGCAGTTCAATGACAATGGGATTTGTTGGATTGAGCAATACTGCAAGGACAACTTAGAGAGCATTAAAGGCATGTCCATTACTGCTCAATTCTTAGACGGTGACGAAACAGAATTATTGGGGCACGGGGAGCATGAAGTCGAAGACGGGCTTCCTGTGTTCAAGGACGCAACGATTATCGGCAACGCAGAGCGTGGTTATTTGGACACCGTTGAGATCAACGGTATCCCGACCCGTGTTGTGATCGCTGAGGGCACCATCGACCAGATGCGCCATAACGAGTTTGTGAAATGGCTCGAAGGCAGAATTCAGGAGGGTGCGCCGCCCAAGGGCAGTGTCGAAATCGTCAGGACTGAACAAAACGACAGAATCAAATACTTAAACGGCAAGTTTGAACAAGGTAGAGTGCCTACCGCTTTTGATTACAGCGGTTATGCCCTGCTTGGGGTACGCCCGGCAGACCAGTCGGCGGTTTTACTTGAGTTCAATAGCAATAGGGAAAGAGAGGGAAAGGAAAAGATGGATGAGTTGAAAAACCTGTTGGTCGAACTGGCTTCCAAAGTCGATAAGACCGCCGAACAGGAAAAGGTGATTGAGCAGAACGCAAGCACCGTGGCAGAGTTGAACGCCAGCGTGGAATCGCTGAAGGTTGCTCTGGCTGCTGTGGAGACGGAGCGCAACGAACTTGACGCCAAGTACAAGGAGTTGTGGGACGAGGCTGAGGGCCTGCGGGTTCTGATTGCCGCTGAGAAGGCGAAAGCTCGCATTGGTGAACTGAATGCTGCACTCGCTGACTTCACCGATGAGCAGAAGGCGGTTGCCCAGGAAGAAATCACTGCTTTTGAGGCAGACCCCATGAGCCATGAGGTCAATGCGATTGTTGACAAGATTCTTGTCGCCATCGCCAAGAAGTCCATTGAGGACGCCAAGGTTGCAGAGCAGAACGCAGCCGAGAAGAAGGACGAAGAGGATATTGACATCTTTGCGTCCGTTTACGAAACCAACGAAGACAACGAAGAAGTCAGCATCTTTTAGGAAAGCCAAAACATAGGAGGAAAAGACAATGATTAAATTCCGTGACATCGGTCTGTTCGCAACTGCGAAGAATGACCCCACCATCAAGGCGCACGCCGAAATCAAGAACGGCTACCTGTGCTCCATCGCCGCTGGCAAGACGGTTGCCCTGGCGGACGCCGCTGCTGCGAAAGTCGCAGAACTGAAACTGGCGATCCTGCACCATGACGGCGAAGAGGTCGCCCCCGCCACGATTGCCAAGGACGCTTATGTGACCGCGTTTGACGTGGCTGCTTGGGCTGGTCAACACCTGATCGTGACCGAAGACCACCTGAGCCTTGCTTCCGGCACCGCTAACTTCGCCGCCCTGTCTGTTGGCGACATCTTTGTTGCTTGCGCGGCGAATGTGACTGGCGATGCTGGCAAGTTCCTTGAAGTCGCCGCTGCCACCGGCTACAACATCTACTTTACGCTGGAAGCCAAGACGAGCCTGAACGGTGTTAACGCCGCAGACTTCCTTGTGCATGTCGCGTCTGCCGCTACCGTTGTGGCGCAATAGATTAATCAAATAGGAGGAAAGTGAAAATGGATAAATACACTATTGAGCTGAACGCTGCACGTAAAGACAGCGACTATATCCAGAACCGCGAACTGAACGCGAAGTCCCCCGTGGTCGAGATTTTCTCTGCCATGGCGGAAGGCCGCGACCTGTCCAGTTTCCGCAAGGACGTTGCTGACAGGGGTGTGAATTACATCAAGGAACTGGGTTCCCGTGCCAACAACGGAGACTATTCTGCCGTTGCTGAACTGAACATGATCCGCAAGTACGCTATTCAGCCTCTGGTTGACGAGGAACTGCGCCTGTTGCAGATTTTTGGCGACTTCGAGCAGATTGCCGCCAACGACAGCATTGAGCGCGAAGTTTACGGCACCACCGGGCAGGCTGCCCGCTTCCAGGCCCCCAATGGCGACGTGCCCTTTGCCGTGCCGACCGTCAGCAAGTATGCTGTTACGCCCCAGACCATCTCTGGCGGCTATGTGGTTGATTACCGCAAGGTTTCCCTTGGCGACATGGACAGCGAAAACCGTGGCTTGCAGCAGGTTCGCATTGACATCATGAACAAGGCGTCCAACTACGTCCTGAAGACCGTGTATGCGGCCATCAAGAACGCTACTGGCGTGAAGTATTTTGCGGAAGAGGCTGGTATCGCCGCTGCGAACTTTGACCCCGTTCTGACGAAGGTTCGCCGTCATGGTGTGCCGACCATTCTCGGTTCCTACGCCAACGTGTCCCAGCTCGACCCGTCTGTGGTCGTTTCGTCTAGCGGCACCGTGCTCATTATGTCCGAGAAGGCGCTTGAGGAAGTCCGCAGGACTGGCTACCTTGGCTATTACAAGGGCGCTATCGTCCGTGAGATTCCCTATATGCCCATCTACAGCGAATTGGACGCCGCTGGAACCGACTTCGCTTCTGCGTATCCCGAAGGCCTGGTGCTCATCACGCCCACCGGCCTGAACAGCCCCGTCAAGACTTGGGTGCGTGGCGGACTGACCTCCCTGACCGGCAACGACATCGCTACCGGGCATCTGATGACCCGCTTCGACATCGAAGTGGCTGCTGACGTTGCGAAGGGGCACGAGTTCAAGATCGGCCTGTACAACAACACGACCCTCAGCCCCG